GCATCTAACATATACCAGGAGATCTCAAAGTTATCAAAGGTAGCTAGGATAGAGAATACTTTAGAGCCACAAGGACAAGCGTGTAGTGGTCCTAAGGACCTAAGGTCCGTACCGAATTTATCTGGTAGTTTCTCTTTATTTTTTCGCAGGGTTGGTAGACGGAACATATTGCTCAGGTCGGCTCCTTCCTGTGGTCAGTCGCCTCGGCGCTTTCAGCGCCGCCTTGGTTGGTTACCGTATCTGTAATTCGCCTTTGGCTCATATGGTACACATTTCCGATCTAGTAATCCGAAAGGATCGCACTCACGGCGTGTTGCCTTTACATCCCAGTATTTTTTACGGGCGGTGCTACAATTAATCCAAGATAAAAGGAGTATGCAGTGACGGCAATAGTTGGTATTCAAGGTAAGGGTTGGGCAGTTATTGCTGCTGACTCTATGACTACCTATACAGATAGACCTTACGTTGCTAAGGGCTACGATAAAATTGTTAAGATTAATGAATACTTAATTGCTGTTGCTGGTGATGCACTCGCTGGAGATATATTAAATAACTTATGGCAACCGCCTAAGGTATTAAAGACTCAAGATCCTGATCGCTTTATGATGATCAGAGTTCTACCATCTATTAAACAAGCCTTAACTGATGCAGGTTATGATCCTAATCCTAAAGGTAAAGCTGATGATGATTCAGGCTGGGATGCTTTAGTTTGTTTTAATGGAAATCTTTATCAGATCAGTGATGACTACGGTTATATGCGAGATGATAGAGGTTTATACGGTATAGGTTCTGGTGGCTCTTTAGCAATGGGTGCTTTAGTAGCACTCTATCAATATAGCGATACAATACAACATCTGGTGTGGTGGCACTGTCAGTGTCAAGACACAATTTACTAAGTAGGAGTTATGCACAAGACAATTAAGTTTGCTTTAACAGAGGCCTATGAAAAAGGTTATGAAGAAGGATTAAAGGTTAATGCAAGTAGCGATACTAACTGGGAGGAACAAAACAAAATGAGACAGCAATGGTTACTAGATAACCCTGATGCAGGGTATATAGGATGGATGTCAATATGATAAAAGATAAGATTGAATCTGCCCGTACTAAAAATGGTGGATGGACTAAAGAAACCTTACAGTCTTTGGGCGTTGCTTGGCCCCCAAAAAAAGGTTGGAAAAAGGAACTAATAGAAAAAGAATTACGAGAGCAGATTGCACGAGGCTAAGGATGCTGGTAGGGCTAGATCTAAACAGACACAGATAGGTCCATCAGAGTTAGGTGGTTGCCGGCGTAAGGTTTGGTATCGTCTTAACGATCAACCTGAAACCAATGACAATGAGATGAAGTTGGCTGCCATTATGGGTACAGCTATTCACTCTGCTATTGAAGAAGCAATCACAGTTGCAGATCCAAAGAGTGAGAAGTACTGGGTTGAAACATCTGTTGAATACAATGGAATGAAAGCACACATAGATTTATATATACCTGAAACAGGAGATGTGATAGATTGGAAAACCGTTAAGGTTAAAAATCTATCCTACTTTCCATCGCTACAACAGCGTTGGCAAGTACAGGTGTATGGCTACTTACTTGATAAGTCAGGCAAGGGGAGTCCTAAAACTGTCAATCTAGTAGCCATCGCCCGTGATGGTGATGAAAGAGATGTTAAGGTTCATAGCGAACCATATGATCCAAAGATGGCAGAGGAAGCTCTTAACTGGCTTGCTGCTATTAAAGAGAGCGCAGATGCACCAGAGCCTGAGCGTGATCAGAGTTACTGCAAATCCTATTGCAAGTACTTTGATGAGAGTGGCGAGATGGGATGCGTTGGTATAAAAAAAGAACGTATCAAAGAGGGTGAGATATTCATAGACAACCCAGAGGTTGACACATCCGCTTTGAAATATTTACAACTTGATGCAAAGATAAAGGAACTGTCTAATGAAAGAGATTCATTAAAGACAGCGTTAGAAGGATTTACTGGTCAGACTAACAGTGGTGTATCCATTACTTGGAGCACCATTAGTGGTAGAGAATCAGTAGATGCCGAAGAGGTTGAGAAACTTCTCGGCTTTGTACCAAAAAAACAGGGACAGGAATCAATAAGATTATCTGTCAAACATACTGGAGGTAAGTAATGGCTGCACCGGAAAGCACTAAGTTCCAGATTAACTATAAGTTATCTGATGGAACTCTAGTAAATCTTTATGCAACAAGTCAGGCTGAACTAGAGACATCTCTAACTTCAATAGCTGACCTAGCAACACTAGTAACAACTACTGGTACCACATTAGGTACAACTCCACAATCAAATGGTGGATCAATCGCCTATGCTAAGAAAGCATTAGGCGCAACAACTGTCTCTGCAACAGATGCAACTGCACCTGATTGTAAGCACGGTTCAATGGCGTTTCGTTCAGGCGTAGGACAGAAGGGTCCTTGGAAAGGTTGGATGTGCGCTGCACCTAAGGGTGCCACAGACAAGTGCGATACCGTCTGGATTAGATAAGTTATGCGGGTTCCCTGGAACTATGAGAACCCAGCTTGTGCCGAAGTGGGTGTGGAGTTTTTCTTTCCTGAAGTAGAGGATGGAGATAGAGTCCACACTCAACAGGCTATAAACGTTTGCAAGATTTGTCCCCACCTTGCAGAGTGTGCAGAATGGGGAATCAACAAGGAACGGTTTGGCACTTGGGGTGGTATCACCGCAGCCAAAAGAAAATATATCAGAAGGCAAAGAGGAATAGTTCTACCGAGAGAGGAATACGTTGCTAAATCTTACTAGGGCGTGGCGTGGTAGCAATACCAATGCAACACCACTACCTGACGTATGGAAAGATCTTGCTAAGAAGCAGATCAAGTTCCGTAGAGGTCAGGTATGTATGGTTGCTGCTGCACCTAATGCTGGTAAGAGTATGTTTGCTCTTATCTATGCAGTTAAAGCAAAGGTTCCAACCTTGTTTTTCTCAGCCGATACTGATACACCAACTGTGATGATGAGAGCAGCCTCTCACCTATCAGGACACAGTCAACTACTGGTGGAAGCTAATCTAAATAATAGCCGTCACTATTACGATAAGTATCTTTCCGATATGGAGAATAGATAACCTGATGAATGTGGTTGCCGAGTCAGATAATGAATGGGCAGGTCTGCGAGCTATTATGGTGGAGTTCCACGATATGGCTCGCAAGACTGAAGCCTGTGTGATGGTACTGCACCACGTCTCTGAGCAATCAGAGTATGGCAAGACCACATTACCGCCTGCTCGTAGGGCTATTCACGGTAAGGTATCTCAACTACCAGCACTGATACTTACTTTAGGTTTTGATCCATTAAATAATATACTTAAAGTAGCAGCAGTTAAGAACAGGTTTGGATGGTTGCCGGTGAAACCTACATCTTTGAGTTAAAGAATACTAAGACTTTAAATCTAAAGGAGTTCTGGGATGAAGCGCAAACAGAGGCTACTAATTATGCTAAGCATCGTGGTATTGATAGGCCTTTTTCTTATGTACTATTCAAAAGAAGGAACGCAGGAATAGATAAGGCTTGGGTAATCCAAGACCTAACGCAATGGTTGGAGGATAAGAAATGATTGACAGCCCGCCAGAATTTCAAGTTACTTGTAATTGTGGTATGAAAATTAGTGGTACTAATGAGAATGGAGTTATCTCTTTACTTAAACGCCATATAGAATCAGGTGTATATCACACAGGATATATGCTTAGAAATAAGTTTGAACCTGGTGGCACTGAACTTGAGGAGATATTAGAAGAGATATCTACTATAAGAAAAGGAATACGCAAAGCTAGTCTTAGGAGTATAAATGATTTGTAATCCTTGTGTAGAAGCAGGCAGGCTTAACCTAGAAGGTATTGTATTTAAGGCAAGAGATTATCACGAGCAGTGCGAAGGAGATTGCGGATGTCAACACAAGACTGGTCCAGGGTGGGTAAAAAGAGAAGGTATAAAGGTCCCACTGATGCAAACGCAATCTCCATAAGTGTAATAGTTTCACACTATGGCGGTGAGGTAAGAGAAGGTAGAGCTTGTTCTGTTAGATGTGTACTACACAATGACAGCAGAAGGAGTGCGGTAATCAATACAAAGGACAATTTGTATTACTGCCACACTTGCGGTAAAGGTGGCAACGCAGTAAACATTGTTATTATTAAAGAGAATATGGGGTTTAAGGATGCTCTCAACCGTGCAGTTGAAATCCTCGCTGGAAGCGGCACTGCAATACAGCAAGGATCTAAACGAGGAAGCAATAAAGTTTCTCGCAGATCGTGGGATCTCTGAGGAGATAGCACGGCGGTACCACCTTGGTACCATTATGCAACCTTTTGCAACCCACGAGAACTATCAGGGTTGGTTATCTATACCTTACCTAACTGCAATGGGACACTGTGTTGGCTTTAAGTTTAGAAGATTAGATGAGGGCAAGCCTAAGTATGGAGCACCACTAGGGCAGAAGGGCCATCTCTATAATGTCAGCGATATTATTATTAGTAGTGAGTACATAGCAATCTGTGAGGGTGAGCTAGATACTATTGTTGCATCTGCAATCCTAGGTATACCGGCAGTTGGAGTGCCAGGAGTACAGGCTTGGAAACCCCACTTTACAAGGATGTTTTCAGGGTATGGCAGGGTTTATATTGTTGGTGATAATGATGTTAAAGAGGATGGTTCTAATCCAGGAGCAGAGTTTTCAAGGATGGTAGCGCAGGAGGTGAGCAACTCTACTATCGTGTCGCTACCTGCTGGAATGGACCTCAATGATTTATACTTAGCAAAGGGTATAGATGAGACAAAACGGACAATAGGGGTGCCAAATGTATGAAGAACTCAGACCTGACGGTACTAGCAGAATGGTTGGCAGCCTTGGGGATTTATATCATCAAGATCAATCACGAGAAGAACACAATAGAGATCGCACCACCACCAACACGAGAGTAGATGATGAGTTCATTACTGATATGTGGCGTGTTATGGATGCTGCTGGTAATTTACTTATTGCAAAGCACCACGATTACGGTCCGTTAAATATAGCAAGATCTCCTGGCGGTCCGATCAACGGACTAAGAGTTCGTATGTGGGACAAGGTTGCTCGCATTAATAATCTAGTAGATAGCAATGTTAATCCTAGTAATGAATCATTACGGGATTCCTTTATGGATCTACTTAACTACTCAGCTATTGCAATTATGGTACTAGATGGTAAGTGGCCTGAGGTGCAGACATTAGACTGCGAATAATATATTGGAAGGTTAAAGATCTATTCACTAAGCGTTCTAAATTCCGTAGGATAGAGCGTAGATTAGATTACCTTGAGAAAAAACTTGAGGCTTGGATACTTACAATTGAAGAATTGTATATAAAAAAATGACACCAGAATTACATCCAACTCTATACGAGTTAGTTCCATCTGTATCTTATGTAATCTCTAGAAAGTTTAAGGGTTGGGTAGATCTAGCAGATATAAAGCAGGAGTGTTTTCTCTGGGCTATTGGTAGAGGGCAACAGTTTGTTGATCTATTAAATGAACCTGATGCTAACAAGCGTGAACAAAATGAAAGACGAATTGCATA